ACTATGGCAAACACTACGTTTTCAGGACCGGTCATTTCTAAAAATGGCTTTGTAAATACAGGTCCTGGTATGACTGTTAGCTTAACAGCTGACACTACATTAACAGTTGCTACACACGCAGGTAAGATCTTACTTACAAATGATGCTGACGGTAAATTTACTTTACCAAGTATCAATGTAAATAGTAATGGGGCTACTGCAGGTGATAATGACTTTAATAACTTAAACAACATTGGTGCAACTTTTCATTTTTATGTGGAAACTGCTGCAACTGATATGGATATCAAAACAGATGGTACTGACAAATTTAAAGGTGGTATCATGATAGCTGTAGATGATGGTTCTAAAAAAGCTTTCATTCCAGGTGCAACTAATGATGTTATAACTATGAACGGTTCTACAAAAGGTGGTATCGTTGGTAGCGTAGTATCTTTCACAGCGATTGATACTGCTACATACTTAGTCCACAATTCTTTATTGCTTGGATCAGGTACAATAGTAACACCGTACGCGGATAGTTAATAATTAAACTCGGAGCGCCTGGTAATGCAGGCGCTCTTTAAAAGGAGGACAACACATGGCAGACACAGTATTAAATACAACTGTATTTGACGGAGCAAAAAAACTTATCACTCACTACAATGTAGTTTCTGATAACTCAGGAAGCACAACTAAAATAGTTGATGTTTCTGAATTAAATTCAAACAATGGTAAAACTTGCAAAACTGTAAGATTAAATAAAGTTAGATTTAATGTTTCAGTTACAGCACCAGCCGATGCGATTAGAATGCAATGGGATGCAACAACAGATGTTGTATTTCAAACATTAGCAGGTGAAATGGAATTTGATTATAGCGACTTTGGTGGTTTGAAAAACACAGAAGCTAGTGGATACACTGGTGATGTAAATGTCGTTTTACCAGCTTGCACCGCAGGAGATACAGGTACAATCGTTTGTGAATGGATTAAAGTTTACGAATCGTAGGAGTTTAAATGGCTAATACTACTTCGGGAACAGCAACGTTCGATAAAACTTTTGCTATTGATGAAATTATAGAAGAAGCTTTTGAACGTATCGGATTAAATTCTGTAGCTGGCTATCAAATGAAGTCAGCTAGAAGATCTCTTAATATCTTATTTCAAGAATGGGGTAATAGAGGTATTCACTATTGGGAAATAGGAGAATTAAATCTTGATTTAATTGAAGGACAAGCTGAATATAAATTTTTTAGAGCAAGTGGAGATGGTACAAGTGCAACTTCTACACCAAATGGTGTGTATGGAATATCCGATGTTCTTGAAGCACAATTAAGAGCTAATAGAACACAAACAACTCAATCAGATAGTCCTATGACTAAAGTTGATAGATCGACTTATGCTGGTTTCTCAAACAAACTTTCTAAAGGTACACCTAATCAATATTGGGTACAAAGATTTATAGATCATGTAAGTATTAATGTTTATCCTACACCAGATTCAACTAATGCATCCAAAGATATGCATTTTTATTACATAAAAAGAATTCAAGATATAGGAGACTATACAAATGCAACTGATGTACCATTTAGATTTGTACCTTGCATGGTATCAGGTTTAGCATTTTATCTTGCACAAAAATATCAACCACAAATGGTGCAAGCTATGAAACTTTATTATGAAGATGAATTAGCAAGAGCGTTAGCAGAAGATGGTTCTGCATCTAGCACTTACATAACACCTAAAACTTATTATCCAGGAACATAATGGGAAAATACGCAACAGGTAAATACGCAAAAGCAATATCAGATAGATCGGGTATGGAGTTTCCATATAAAGAAATGGTTAAAGAATGGAATGGTTCTTTTGTTCACTTTACAGAGTATGAACCTAAACAACCACAATTAGAACCTAAACCAAATGGTGCTGATGCGATTGCATTGTTAAATACAAGAACAGATAGAACAGAACCAGCAACTACTATTAGAATACCAGATAATGGTTTTGAAACATATGAAGCAGGCTCTAGAATTATAAATGTTTTTTCACCAGGTCATGGTTTAGTTAGTGGAACTACATATAGATTTAGAGGTCCACCAACAATTTCTGCAGGTGGAAATACTTTTCAATATTCTAATCCTCAAAATTTCGATGGAATTACAGGCGTTAATATTGCAAAGTCAGCAGGTTATGCAATTACAATTGGATTATACAAAAATGATGCTGCGGTAACAACAGATTACTCTACATCTAATTATTTTCATTTTACAGTTGATACAGATACTGCTACAAGTGGTAGTATAAAAGGAGGAGGTTATGGTTGTTCTGTTGGACCCGTAACAATAGAAGCATGATAAATAAAATTTGGAATTGGATTAAAAATATATTTAAACCTGAAAAGCAAGATCCACATCTTACTTTATATGAAGAGGTAAAAGGTTATTGTGATGAACATAATAAATATAAACATCGTTGCCCTAAATGTAAAGAACTAGCAGGAGTAAAATAATGGCTGGATTAAGTGCATCAGGATTAAAAACACAAATAAAAAGTTATACTGAAACAGATTCAAATGTTTTATCGGATAGTGTTTTAGAAAATATAATTTTAAATGCACAATATAGAATATTTAGAGATATTCCAATTGATGCAGATAGAAAACAACAAGATGGTAACTTAGTAGTAGGTCAAGAAAGTATTAATGCTCCAGCAGGAGCTGTTTTTATTAGAGCTATGCAAGTATATGATTCAACATCAGCTGTAACTGGAGCAAACGTATTTTTAGAAAAAAAAGATATTTCATATTTACAAGAATATATATCGTCAACAGAATCAGCAAAAAGAGGTCAACCAAAATATTATGCTATGTTTGGAGGGGGTACAGGAGAATCTGATACCACATCTGGAAGAATGATGTTTGCCCCTGTTCCAGATCAAACTTACAAATTTAGAGTGCATTATAATGCAGCCCCTGCTTTATTAGAAAATAATGATACTAATTATATAAGTCTTAATTTTCCAAATGGACTATTATATTGTTGCTTATCGGAGGCATACGCCTTTTTAAAAGGTCCGATAGACATGTTGACTTTATATGAAAATAAATATAAACAAGAAGTACAGAAGTTTGCTAACGAGCAAGTTGGTAGAAGACGAAGAGACGACTACACTGATGGCGCTATTCGTATACCAATAACCTCAGCAAACCCGTAGGAGAATAAATTATGGCTATATCATCAGCAATTTGCACAAGTTTTAAACAAGAAATTTTGGTTGGAACACATAATTTCACTGCATCTAGTGGTGACACTTTTAAAATAGCTTTATTTACAAGTTCTGCATCTTTAGGTGCTGGGACTACAGCTTATTCAACATCAAATGAAATTTCAAACACATCAGGATCTGCATACTCTGCAGGTGGTGCAACATTAACAAGCGTTACGCCAACTACATCTGGAACAACTGCATTTTGTGATTTTGCAGACGTAAGTTATACTTCTGCTTCTTTTACAGCTAATGGTGCATTAATATATAATGACGATCAATCTGACAAAGCTGTTGCCGTTATTGCATTCGGTGGTGACAAAACAGTATCAAGTGGAACTTTTACAATTCAATTTCCAACAGCAGACGCAAGTAACGCAATCATTCGTATAGCGTAAGGAGGAATTCCTTATGGCATCTACCTGGGGTACTAACACTTGGGGATCAAATGAGTGGGCAGATAATGTAATCAAGCCTGATATTTCTGGTCAATTAGCTACAGCACAATTAGGAGAAACTTCATCTTTCAATGAAACAGGTTGGGGTAGACTAACTTGGAATACAGCCGATTGGGGAGAAGGTGCAGATGAAACAATAGCTGTTTCAGGACTAGAAGCTACAGCTTCACCTGGATCTATTACTACAGGAATTAAAGTTCTATTAGAAATGGTTGGTGCAAACCATTCCATGACTACAAGTGTAGGAAGTCTTGATATAGAAGCAGAGTTAGGTGTACCATTAACAGGTATACAATCTGATTTTGCAACACCTACTTTATCTTACACAGGAACTTTAGTTGGTTGGGGTAGAGATGAATGGGGTGATTTAAGTTGGGGTGAATCTCCAAATCAAGTTATTAATTTAGTTGGTGTAGATGTAACGGCTAGTGTGGGATCAATATCTCCTGCAGATGTAGTTGGTTTATCTGGTCAAGAAGCAACAACAAGTGTTGGATCTTTTTCTTTTGTAATTAGTCCTAATGTATCTTTAACAGGACAACAATCTACAGTAGGTCAAGGTACAATAGGATTAGAA